TTACTTTGTGAAAGATTTAGCAAAAGGTAAGTTTACATATAAGAATCCTTATTTGAAAGATGTATTGATGAGGCATGATAAGGATAACCAAACCACTTGGAAATCTATTCTTGTCAATGGCGGTTCTGTACAACACCTGGACTTTTTGTCAGACCACGAAAAAGAAGTATTTAAAACATTCGGTGAGATATCTCAAAAAGAAATTATCATTCAAACATCAATACGTCAAAAGTATATTGACCAGGCTCAGAGTGTTAATGTTATGATTCACCCATCAACTCCTGTAAAAGATGTAAATCAATTACTTATCTTTGCTTGGGAACAAGGAGTAAAGACACTGTACTATCACAGAGGTACAAATCCATCTCAAGAACTTTCACGTAATATCCTAAATTGTAGTTCCTGCGAAGCATGATAAGAGAAACCAATTATTGTTATAGATGTGGTACTGAATACGTTATCAGTCGAAGAGAAATCGATGCTGATGAGTTACCGATGTATTGCCCATTTTGCGGGTCTACGGATATTGGTGATGAACCCGAAGAAGAATTAGAAGAAGAATGAATTTAATTGCAGAATTAGAAACAAACACATTGATAATCAGCGGAGTAATATTTGTTATATTTCTCTGTTTTGCAAAATGGTTAATTAACAGAAATTCAGATAAATATTACAAAACTTGGAAAAAATGGACGGAGGATTAGTAGAAGCATGGAACACACTTACTTACTTTGATGGTATATTATTTACTGTCTGGTTAGGTATTTTATATTATGGCAAATGTTGGATAGATAAACATTTTAAAGATAAAAAATAATGTATACATACAAAGTAAAAGAAATCAATAGAGTAGTCGATGGTGATACCGTCGACATTACAATCGATTTAGGATTTGGACTCACCAAAAAGGAAAGAGTTCGAGTTGCAGGAATCGATACACCCGAATCTCGTACACGAGATTTATACGAAAAGAAACTTGGCAAAGAAGCATCAGCTTATCTTGAGAGTCAGTTGCAAGGTAAAATTATTATCAAAACTGAAAAAGATGGTAAGTATGGTAGAATGCTAGGTTGGTTATATAAAGAAGGCCAAGATATCTCAATTCAAGAAGATATGATTAATCGTGGATATGGTTGGGCATATGATGGTGGCACTAAAGAAAAGTCTTATGAAGAGCTGAAAGAGAAGCGTATAGCTGATGGCTCTTGGATTGAATAAATAATTAGTGTGGTTATATAATGGACAAGAATTTAAAACGGAAGACATTTCGGATAATGTTGGCTTCGTGTATGAGATATATGATAAACAAACAGAAATGCTCTATGTGGGCAAAAAAAGGTTTTGGTCAAAAGTATCAAAACCACCCCTCAAGGGCCGTAAGAATAGAAGACGATCAGTAAAAGAATCTGATTGGCAAGACTATTATGGTTCTAGTGATGAAGTAAAAACTCTTGTTGAAGATTCTGGTAGAGATAGATTTGAAAGACGTATTCTTCGTTTATGTAAAACTCTGGGTGAAATGAGTTATTATGAAGCCAAGATTCAATTTGAGACAGATGCTTTATTAAAACCAGACAAATATTATAATGCTTTTATCGGCTGTAAAATCCATAGAAAACACGTTTTAAAGGTTGACAATAAGTCGAAATAGTATAATATTATACTTAATATGATATTATTAGATTATTCAGGTATTGCAGTTGCTGCAATTTTTTCACAAGATAGACCCGAAGAGATTCAAGAGGGTCTGATTCGACACATGATTCTGAATACGATTCGTCGTTACAATGTTCAGCATCGTGATAAGTTTGGTAAGATGGTAATCGCTTGCGATGCTCATTCTTGGCGTAAAGATGCTTTTCCTAATTATAAAGCAAAGAGAAAAACAAGTAGAGAAGAATCACCACTCGATTGGACAGAGTTCTTTAGATTGATTAATATGGTCAAAGAAGAACTTAATGAGTATATGCCTTATCCTGTTATATATTCAGAAGGTGCAGAAGCAGATGATGTGATTGGTGTTCTCACAAAAGAAACTCAAGAGTTCGGTAAAGACGAACCTGTTTTGATTATATCACCAGATAAAGATTTCTTTCAACTTCACAAATATAAGAATGTGAAACAATATAGCCCAATGAAACGCGACTTCATTACAATTGATGACCCACACAAATATCTATTCGAGCATATCTGTAAGGGTGATACAGGAGATGGAGTACCAAATATTCTAAGTGGAGATAATGTTTTTGTTGATGGTCTTCGTCAATCACCAATGTATAAAAAGAAGATTGAACTTTGGTGGAATAGTAAAAATGAATTAGATACGATAATGGACGGTGAGCATTACAGAAACTTTCAACGTAATACAAAAGTCATTGACTTAGATTATACACCAGAGCCTATTGTTGAAGATATCAAAAAGCAATTCAACGAGCAAGGAGAGAAACCAAATAATAAAATACTAAATTACTTAATCGAAAAAAGATGCTCAATGCTTGTAGAAGCAGCAGCAGATTTTCAAACTAAATGAACATCTTTGTATTAGATAAGAATCCTATTAAAGCAGCTCAGCAGCATTGTGATAAACATGTTGTTAAGATGATATTGGAATCTGCTCAAATGCTTTCTACAGCACATCGTATTCTTGATGGCAAACCTGAAATGAGACGTTCAGCATCTGGTAAGACTATGCAAAAGTATTGGGTATTACCAGATGCTAGAGACATACTAAGCACCCTTGTACAGTTTGGACAATGGAATCAAAAGAAAATTATACTTGGCATTATCGTTTATTTAATGCACTATTAGATGAGTATACATATAGATATGGAAAGAAACACGCATCTGCAGAACTAAACGAATATCTAATCCCACTGCCAAATAATATGCCAAGTACAAGAAGAACAAAATTCAAATTGGCAATGGGTTCAAACCCCGAGTGTATGCTAGATGACCCTATTGAAAGTTACCGAAGATTTTACGAAACCAAGCAAGAAAGATTTAAAATGACTTGGAAGAAAAGAAAAACACCAAAATGGTTTAATGTAATATGACATACGATTATCAATGCGAAAAATGTGGTAAGACATGGGAAATGTTTTTACCTTATGCAAAAAGAGACGAGCCTTTAAAAGAAGAGCACTGTGAAAAAGGTGGATGTAAAGTCGTGAGACTAATATCTGCGCCTAATATGAACTATGATACAGCGGGTAGTTCTGCATTAAAGAAAGCGGGTAGCGGTTGGAATGATAGATTAAATCATATAAAACAGAATAGTGGAAAAGATAACACAATTAGAACTAGATAATGTTTAAACACGAACCAATAGAACTAGGTTATGATTTAGTAGCCGAGACCACACCAAATGGTAGAATGTATAAAACACCAGATGGAAAGTCTTATCCGTCTATTACTACTATGCTTGGTTATTTCTCAAAGGCTGCTATTATGGCTTGGAGAAAAAGAGTTGGTGCAGAAGAAGCAAATCGTATATCTCGTCGTGCAGCAGGTCAAGGTACTAGAATCCATCACATTGCAGAAGATTATATAAACAATAAACCAGATTATTTAAAAGAAGATGAGATGCCACATATTCTTTCTATGTGGAAACCACTCAAGAAAGTATTAGATGAACATCTTGGTACGATCGTTCTTCAAGAATGTCCGCTCTATTCTCATTATTTAAAGTTAGCAGGTCGAGTGGATTTAGTTGCAGAATTTGATGGTAAACTATCAATAGTTGATTTCAAAACATCACGTAGAGTAAAGACTCGAGATGAGATATCGAGTTACTTTATGCAGGCTGCTGCCTATTCTATTATGTTCGAAGAAAGAACTGGTACTCCGATTACTCAATTAGTCATTGCGATGACCGTTGAAAATGAATCAGAACCTCTACTTTTTGTCGAAAAACGAGACGATTGGGCCCCGTTTTTATTAGATAAACGCGACAAATTTTATAAGTCGTTGACATAGAACGACATAAACTTGTTGACAAATATTCGATTTTATAGTATAATATTATTATAAGATTGATTATGGATACATTAACAATAGATTACAATGAAAGTACTGGGGCATTCGTCCTCATCTCAGGCCACGTAGAAAGATGTACTCTTTCTCGACCAGAAGCCTTTGACCGATATATGGTCTCCGTTAGATATAATAATTGCTATCATTTCACTGATGCAGCTCAGCTTGAAATGGATAGAGATATAGAAGAAATGGCAATGATTGCAAATGTTGATTAACGAAAATAATACCTACAACAAATACATGCGACCAGCTTCGAAGATTGTTCTTACGAAGCGGCTACCGTATGAATGGAATGACTTAGATTATGAAGATGATATCAAGCCTTTTATAAAAGAACATCGTTCAGCTATCTTTAAGAAAGAAGTTGACGAAGATGGATTATGGCTTATTATCATACGAATCGCAATGGAGATGGAAAATGCAGCTAGACTCTAATTTACGACAGATTTTAGGATTAGATGATTCCGCACCTCGCGTCAAAGAAAGAAACAGACGTGGAGTTATGGTTTATTCGCACAAAACAGCTGGTGCGATTCAAGTATTTACAAATGACAGCTGGGAAAGAAACAAGAAATATTATGTACCGAGACAAGGCTCTCGGTCAGTGATGAAGAAATTTTAAATTATGAGAGTTATTAAGACACAAAATAATAGTGGCCCTAGAACTTCAGCTTATATTGGCTCCTTTAATCATAAAGGTGGCAAAGATAAGGAACAGATTGAGGCACTAAGAAAAGGATTACGCGGAACCAATAGAAAGGTTGTGCTTAAGGGACGATTGGGTAGTAAAGATAATCCACATCGTGCTTTATATTCAGGTAGAACATATTATTCTGTCAGATTAGAACATGCAGAATATGTTGATGTCTACATTCAGTTTAAACAATGGTACGAGGGATATGGAATGTCCACTATTTTAGATAATTAATTATGGAAATATTAACAGATTGTGACGGAGTTTTATTAAACTGGTTAACTGCATTCGATGAATGGATGCACAGAAATGGTAAGATAAAAGTTTATAACGGATATAACGTTGGATTGAATTATGGTCTAACAAAAGAAGATGGTAAAGACTTATGCAGGTTCTTTAATAAGAGCGCTGCAATTGGTTGGTTACCTCCTTTCAGAGATTCAATAAAATATGTAAGAAAATTGCACGAAGAAGTTGGTGCAACATTTAATGTTATATCTTCATTGAGTAGCGATATGCATGCTCAAAAATTACGAGAGATTAATCTTGAAAATACATTTGGTAAAACAGCAATTAGCTCTTTGGTCTGCTTACCATGCGGAGCAGATAAAGATGATGCTCTTAGAAAACATTATAACTCAGGTAAGATTTGGGTTGAAGATAAAACAGAAAATGCAAATCTTGGAGCTGAGATGGGTCTAAATACTTTCCTTATGGTACACCCCTATAACGCAAATGATACAGTACATCAGAACGTTACAAAGGTGAGCAGTTGGAAAGAAATTTATGAACATATTACTTGAGAATTTACTAGGTTTGATATATAACACATGCTTTATTAGTTGCTATTGGCCACAGATTGTAAAATCGTGGAAAACAAAAAGCGTTAAAGATGTTAGCATATCACTCTTTATTATATCGATTATCGGATACATGTCTGCAACAGCATATGCCGTTATGAAATTTGGATTAGACTTCTGGTTATTAGCAAACTACATTCTAAGTGGTTTTTCTAGTTGCTTTATGGTCTACGTGTACTTTAAATATAAAAATTATGAACGAAGAATTGAAAAAAGAACTATTTGAGATATTTAAACTTTTCGCAAAAAGCGAAGAAATCTCACCATCAAACATTACAAGAGCTTGGGCATCCTGTTTTTCTGCTTGGAGAGGAGCATGGCGACCACATGGTATAACTCAAAAAGCATTTGACCTTTTAGTAGAAAAAAAGTTTGAAGATTTAAAAGGCATCCATCGAGCTCACATTATTCCAAGATTCGAAGTGTTTGAAAAAGCAAGAGGAAGAGAATGGTCTTGCATCGACGAATGGTGGGATTTTATGGTTGAACATGATAAGTGTGTTCTAGCCACAAAAGAAGAAAATGCTTTGTCAGATAAGAGTGATTACGAATTGGTATCTGCTTATGAAATACCTAATGATGAACGAAATTTATTTGAAACTACTTTTATAGGTTGCAAATTCAGAAAGAAGTACGAAGTTGAATACCTTAAAACTCTGGTATAAATAAATTTTATGAGTGAGGATAAAAAGATTTTAAAATGTAAATTTCATGGTAAAGAATGGAATGGTTATAAAATACACACTATAAAAGTTGCTGACCTTTGGGCTTCTGTTCCTAAAGCAGTAAAACATAGAGGTAAACCATTTTATGAAAAAGTTCTAAAAGACATTAAAGAAAATGGATTACACTTTCCTCTAATCGTCGTAGATGCACGAAGAGGCGATATAGTTAAACAGAAAAAAAAGTATGGTGATAAGATTCGCGACCTTCCTTTTGACAAACAATTTGACGATTTAAATATTATACAACTTACTGTGTGGGGTGGTTCAAATCGTTGGTTTGTCGCTGAAGAACTTGGATATGAATATATTGATTGCATAATTGTACCAAATAGTGATTTCAATAAAGCAAGAAGTATGCAATGTATGCATCGTGCACCATATTCAGGTAAATTATATTAATGAAAATAGCAATTCATGCAAGGTCGGCTTCGTGGCAAAAAGAATACGCTCCTGCATATAAAAAAGGATTAGCCCGACACGGAATAAAAGCAGAAATAACATCGTCAAATAACAGAGTGGCGGATGTATCAATTTTATTTGGCCCAAACTTTTGGAGAGGCATTGAAAGAGATGGCGGTCAATATTTAATAGCCAATCGTAAATTTGTAGGGTTCGGTAAACACGTTCAAAATACAAATGCTATTAGTTGGAATGGGTTTAATGGTTACGGGAAGTTTTGTGTTGATACGATTGATGAATCACGTTTATTAAAAACATTTGATATTGATGTCAATAAAATGCATCAACCTGTAAAAGGCGATAAACATTTATTATGTGAGCAATTTGATTTAGGTCGATGCACAAAATATAATAACATCAATCAATGGTATGATGAGATAAAAAAATCTTTTTCTCCGTTAAAGGTTCGAACAAAATCAAACCCCGAAAAAATTGGTCACGAAGCCTGGGAAAAAAAATTCTGTAATGAAATTAAAGACATAAAGGAAGCTCATGTTTTAAACTCTACAGTATCTGTAGATTTATTATATTATGGCGTTCCAGTAAAATCTTGGGACAAAGGCGATCCGTGTTATGTAGGAACGTTAGAAAATAGAGAAAAACTTT